CTGAAAGGCTGTCAGGTCACTGTCAGTCATAGAAAAAACCTTTCGAGTATGATAGCGCCCAATACGCACGTCACAGCAGCGCCCCACAGCACAATAAACTTAACGTGCTTACGCTCTAAAAATAATGGCTCTAAGCCCTCTTCATGTTCCATTTCTAAACTCCAGTATCTGCTTTGACGCATCCGCCGCGCCCTTGCCTACAATCACTTTATGGCCAACACCCTCAAGGTATCCAATCATTCCTTTCTGTTCGGGGGAAAGTCGCCCACCCGAAACCCTCTTCATCTCAACCCACAGGTTCCACTGTGGAATGAAAAGATCTGGTATGCCCCGCACCACGCCCTCCGCCTTCAATCGCTTGGCCACGGTGATCGCTCGCTTCTCTCCATTGGGTATCGCAAAGATCAGCACGTTTGGATACTGAACCCGAAACCAATTGACAAAACCAACCTGTTCCGAATGCTCAGAAGGGTATGTCTTCGAGGTCGTTGAGATTAGCGTAACCCCCGAAGCCTTGCGTCTTCGTCTCATGTTTTCTCTCCACTTGAGTATAATCAAACTGCACGATCTCTTGATAGCGCGGGTCATGGTTGGATGGCTTAACCTTAATCTTGCTGGGTTTAACCCAAAACTGGCATTCGTTGAGTGCATCATCCGTGCTGTTGGCATCAGAGGTCAGCAACGCCTTGCGAGCTTTGTAGCGGCTCTCAGCATACCCGCCGTGATCTGGGCATAGCCACTCGCTCACAGCCATCAGCCCAGCGTAATACGTCACCTTCACGCTGTCTGGCTTGCCCTCCTTCTTATGCCGCGCATACGCCACGCTATCCACGTCATACCACTCAGCCACTACCTGAGACGATAGCATGGCCCCACGATAGGAGTTTGCGCTGTGGTTGAGTGTCGGCGCAGGAAACTGGAACCCGCACTCAGGGCAGATCTGACAGGCTGCGTGAACCATTGTCTGGCAGCTCTCGCACTGCTTGGTCGGCGCTTCGCCGTCTCCGCTCGACATCTTATCCTTTGGCTTTACCTGATCGATAAACCCGTGCCGCTCGACATTCTGGCCGTAATCCAGAATCAGGCAGTTTTCCTTACCGTCAGCAATCCGCGTTCCCCGGCCCACCATCTGAACGTAAAGGCCCGTCGATGCCGTAGCCCTAACCAAAGCGACTAGATCAACTGGTGGGTGATCGAACCCCGTGGTCAACACGTTCACGTTAATCAGGCAGCGCAGCTCACCGCTCTTGAAGTCTGCAATGGTCTTCTCGCGCACCTTGTCGCTGTCTGTGCCTGTCACCACGCCAACTGCAATATCGTGGGCCTCAAATTCATCAGCCAACATATTAGCGTGGTTGACCCCGCTGCTGAACACCAGCCAGCTTTTCCGATCCGATCCAAGCCGCACGATCTCCTCGACAGTAGACCTCACCAGCTCTGGGTCAGACGCCGCAGTTGCAAGCTGGCTCTCAATGAACTCACCGCCCCGCTTGCCAACACCCTCCAGATTTATCTGCTTTACGCCGCCCTTGCTGATCACAGGCGACAGGTAGCCTTGCTCCATTAGCATGGCCACTGGGATGTCGTGGGCAATCCCGTCAAAGATCGCGCCTTTTCCCTCATGCAGATACCCGCTGTCCAGCCTGTATGGCGTGGCCGTAAGCCCCACCACCTTCACGTCTGGGTTGCACACCTTCAGATCAGCGATAAACCGATTGTATCTTGTCTCAGTATTTTTGGGTAGCAAGTGCGCCTCATCGATCAGAACCAAGTCAGGGGCAGGCACAATGTCATACGCCCTCTCCCAGATCGACTGGATGCCTGCAAACGTGATTGGTCTGCCTAGCACCTTTTGCTTCAAACCTGCGCTGTAGAGTCCAAAATCAGCCTCTGGGTACAGCTTCAGCAACCCATCTGCGCCTTGCTCCAACAGCTCCTTCACATGCGTCACAACCAGCACCCGTGTGCCGGGAAAGCCCATAGCATCCTTAATCAACTGCGCGATGATCGCCGTCTTGCCAGACCCAGTCGGCGCAACGATCAGTGGGTTGTCCCCAGCCTTGCCAGCCCAATAGTTGTACAGGCCGTCAATCGCATCTTTCTGGTAGTCTCTTAATTCAAAGGTCATCAGCGCATCCTCCATTGCGTAAATCCAAGCCAGACACCTTCTATCGGCGTCAATGTATCTTGGGCTGCAACCCAACATGGACCCCGGCCAAGATCCACTTGAACTGCGTCAGTCTTAAATCTATCCCGGCCCATGCCGCCAATAACGCGCATCACATCCTCTTCGCCCGATGCCGTAACCAATATGGCATACTCAGCAACGAATGCTTCCAGAGACTTAAACAGCAGCTTGCCTGTCTGATAAAATGTAGACTTCACATCAATGCCAACGTCATCTGCCCAGATGTCTGCCCCACTATCGATCCCAAGTGCGGACGCCCTGTATGGAAGCTGCAATGCCTTCGCCACAGCTATCTCAGCCTTGACGCCTAAAAGGTCGATGTCGCCGTCTGACCTATTGTCTCTGCGCTGGTTAGCAACTCCACTAGCCCGTGCCAGTTGCCAGCGTAGCGCAGCCGCCTGCTTTGCTTCTGATATTTCTGATCGCGTCAATCTGATGCTCAAGATCTTTTCTTCACCCTGCGCCATTTACAATTCCCTCCAGAAAATCATTCGCATCTTTAACGGCGTCTTGGATTAACCGCCCATTCATGTCGTTCTCGACAGCCTTAGAAACCAAAAACTCAACCAAACCGTTTTCGATATACTCATTTATTAGCGGCCAGTGATTGGCCATTTTCTTATTAATGATGAAATTGACCATGATGATTGAAATGTCTTTTTCACTGATATTACCCGGCATAACATCCAACATGATTGCAATTACTTCACCTAATCCTTCGCGGTCCATCACTGCATCCTCCCGTCGAATATCTCTTGGCTGTTGCCCTGATTGCGGATGACCTCGCCAGTATCCTGATCCTCGTATTCAACGAAATCATCACCAGCGTCCGTCACAACCAAATCTTTCGGCATGATCTGAGGGATGTACAAATGCTCATCGCACGTCTCAACAGGCTTGCCCTTGGCGCAGGTCCACGTTCCATCCTTCTCAGGTGTCACATGGCTGCACGTCCGACAGCTCACCTCTGGGATCTTGCAACCGTGGCAGACAGCCCAGTAAGAACAGAACTTGCACTGCCAGTTGCTGGGATCTTCGTGCAGCTTCGAGGGCGGTGTTGCCGAAAACACAATGTTCTCAGCCTTGCTGACCAACAGCTTGGCCTCCGCCTTGTCGAGCTTAATCCGCTCGCCGTACATCTCATCTGTGTTTTTGTTGACCGCAAAGAAATAGCACCTGTCGATCCCCGCCAAGTGCATCCCGATCTGACACTGCGCCCAATACACTGGCTTGGACTTCTTGCATCCAAGGTTCTTCAGAGCCTTGAAGTTCTTCTCGTTCATCGTCTTGAACTCAAGCGTGTGTGGCTTGCTGCTTTCCTTAAACCCCTCACCCACACCGTCTAAGCTCAATGCAAAGTGACCGCCGCAAGCCTCGAACCTAACCTGCAATCCCGTCTCTGGATCTTTCTCCCAGACCTTAACGCCGACAGCTCGAAGGTTCGACACAACCCGATCCTCTTCACGATCACCCGTCTCAAAAAGACGAAGCATCCTACCATCAAAGCTAGGACGCCAAGCGTGTCTGAATTGATACCACAGAGCGCGGCTGCAATCGTTGCCGATCTGGCTCCCGCCCAAGTGGGGCCGATGCTCATTCTTGCGCCTGTCTTTGTAGTATTGGTAAATCGCCTCAATCGTCTTTGGCGTGGCCATTGGCTCAAGGTTCATTGAAACACCCCCATCATGTTTAACGATAGGTTAATAACAAAAACTATCACGATATATTCTAGCATCGTACCCTCCTTCTATTCACAAAATGGGGCAGACCAGCCGCCCCATCATAGAAAAGAACTATCGCTTCCAAGGTGGCGTAGCTGTGCCACCCGTTGCCGCCGCAGCCGCAGGAGCTGGTGACGCAGTTGCGCCGTTGGCCGCTGCATACTCCTTGATGTCGTTAGACGCGCCGTACTGGCCGTCCGCTGGATTCACCGCCAATTTAACCATCAGAGGCTTGTCACGCAGCTCCATACTGTCCTTCGGGTTGTTGACCCCAATAGAGCGACAGATGCTTGACAGGCTGCGCTGGGCAATCTCAACAGCAACGCTGTTCGGGTTCTTCAGGTTCAGGCGATCAAACACCTTGCGACCCGCATGGTTGCCTTCGATCACTTCAATCGTGAGCTGAAGGTATGAACCCGTCTGCGCCTTGGTTGGCTTCTCTTCGGTGTCAGTGATGACAACCTTATACCAATCCGCTGGCAGCGGTTCGTATGATGTTGCTGGTTCAATCTCCAGCGCGTTAAATCCATTTAAGTCCATTTGAGTTTCTCCTACTCTGTTATAAAGTCTGCAAAAGGGTTGCCGCCGTCAAACGTGAACGGCAAAGGTTCGCTTATGTTGAAGCGGTTTT